GGAGTACCGTCCAGAGCATGAAAGAATGCTTTACTCACTTGGTTTGGCTGGCGCAGCGTTCAAAAAAGTCTACTACGACCCAAGTTTGGAGCGTCAGGTAGCAATTTTCATCCCGGCCGAAGACATCATCATTCCTTATGGTGCTTCTAGCTTAAGAACTTCCGAGCGCGTGACACACATCATGCGCAAAACGAAGAATGAAATCAAAAAATTACAGGTTTCAGGCTTCTATGTTGACTGCGAATTGGGTGAGCCGCAGACAATTCACTCCGATGTGGAAAAAAAGAAGGCTGAGGACGATGGATACAGCCTGACGGATGACGACCGTTACCAAATTTTAGAAATCCATGCGGATTACGACCTGCCCGGCTACGAAGATGAAGACGGAATTGCTCTACCTTACGTCATTACGATTGATCGCGGCACAAATAAAGTGTTGGCCATCCGTAGAAACTGGAATCCAGACGACAAGCGCAAATTAAAGCGCGATCACTTTGTCCAATACACGTATGTGCCCGGCTTTGGCGCGTACGGTTTGGGTTTGATCCACCTAATTGGTGGTTATGCTCGCGCTGGTACATCATTGATCCGTCAGTTGGTGGATGCTGGTACGTTATCTAACTTGCCCGGCGGCCTGAAAGCTCGCGGCCTGCGTATTAAGGGTGACGACACACCAATTCAGCCCGGCGAATTCCGTGACGTTGATGTTCCGGCCGGTGCGGTGCGTGACAACATCATGCCACTGCCATACAAAGAACCATCGCAAGTTCTTTTGGCTTTGCTGAACCAAATTACAGACGAAGGCCGTCGCCTTGGTTCTATTGCCGACATGAATATTTCCGACATGAGTGCAAATGCACCGGTCGGTACAACGTTGGCACTGCTTGAGCGTCAGTTGAAGACAATGTCTGCGGTGCAGGCGCGTATTCACTACTCAATGCGTCAAGAGTTTAGATTGTTGCGTGACATCATTCGTGATTACACACCGCAAGACTACAGTTTTGATCCAGTTGAAGGCGATCGCCAAGCTAAGCAAGCAGATTACGATCAGGTATCCGTCATTCCAGTGTCGGATCCAAACTCTGCCACGATGGCTCAGCGCATCATGCAGTACCAAGCTGTTATTCAGCTGGCTCAAGGTGCGCCACAGATCTATGACTTGCCACAGTTGCACCGTCAAATGATTGAAGTGCTTGGCATTAAGAATGCGGAGAAGCTCGTACCTGTTGAAGATGATCTGACACCTCGCGATCCAGTATCAGAGAACATGGCGTTCTTGACTGGCAAACCTACCAAAGCGTTTATTTTCCAAGATCACGACGCACACATTGCTACGCATACTTCAATGATGCAAGACCCTATGGTGATGGGCCAGATTGGCCAGAACCCAATGGCGCAGCAGATGCAAGGCGCGATCATGGCGCACATTGCAGAACACGTAGCATTCCAATATCGTGCGCAAGTTGAGAAGCGTTTGGGTGTATCATTGCCCGCGCCAAATACAGAGATGCCAGAGGAAGTTGAAGTGCAACTTTCAAAACTGGTGGCTCAAGCTTCTACGCAGTTGATGCAGATGCACCAAGGCGAAGCTGCACAGAAGCAAGCTATGCAACAAGCACAGGATCCAATTATTCAAATGCAGCAAGCAGAGTTGCAGATCAAGCAACAAGAGACTCAGATAAAAGCACAGAAGGTGCAGGGTGAGTTGCAGCTTAAAGCACAAGAACTACAGTTAAAGGCCCAAGAGATGCAGGCCAAAACTGGTGAGACGCCGGAGATGATTGCCCAGCGTCACCAACAGGAGTTGCAACAGCAGCTTCAGCGACACCAGATGGAGTTGATGCAATCTCAGCAAACGCATCAACAGAAATTAAATCAAGCCCAAGAGGCAGCACGGTTGAAGGCGGCAACGCAACAGACCAATCAAGGTGAATGAGCATGGAATCCAGAATCTTTGAAGTGCTGAACGGCAAGCTTGATGAGCAGGTAGAACGCCTGCGCCAAGTCGTGTGTGATGGTGGAGCAAAATCCCACGATCAGTATCGCGAACTGTGTGGAGAAATACGAGGTCTTCAATCCGCACAGAGAGAAATCAATGACCTTGTTCAAAAACTTACGAAAGACTATGAAGATGGATAAATTTGACGTTAGCGCGGTGGATCTTTCCGGAGTGCTCAACACTTCCTCCGAAGAGAAAGCCAAGCAAGTCCCAGATCCAGCCACTTACCACCTTCTCTGCATGGTGCCAAAAGCAGACGAAGAGCTTGGTGACACCGGACTGGTTAAATCGGCACAGATGATGTATCACGAGGAGCTCCTTTCCCCCGTGTTGTTCGTAGCAAAAGTAGGCCCAGACGCCTTTAAAGATGAGAAGCGATTCCCATCTGGCCCGTCATGCAAGGTTGGTGACTTTATTCTTACGCGCCCTAACACGGGTACGCGAATGAAGATTCACGGAACTGAATGGCGTCTTATCAATGACGACTCCGTGCAAGCGGTAGTGCAGGATCCTCGCGGCATCCAGCGCCCTAACTAAGGAGAAATCATGAACTTAGATAAAGACCAATTAACTTACGGCGAGAAGGCTGTTGGCCTGACATTTAACCCAAGCAACAATGACGATGTGCATAAGTGCAAGCGAGCATTTGCATCGATTATTGACAACATGAACTTTCTTCGCGAATCCACTGAAAGCTCGGAAGTTAAGCGTATGGCAAGCATTGCTATTACCGAAGCTCAAACTGCGCAAATGTGGGCGGTTAAAGCTATTACTTGGAAGGGTTAATCATGGCCGACGTAGAAAAAACAGAATTTGAATTTCCAGATGAAGGTAGCGAAAATCCTCGTAAAGGCGGAAAAGTAGTTGATACTGAATCAGAAATTGAGATCGAAGCTAATGAAGCGGAGATTGAAATCATTGACGACACACCTGAGAAGGATCGTGGTCGTGAAAACCTTGAAGAGCCAGTCCGAGATATAACTGAAGACGAGTTATCCAAGTACGACGAGGGCGTAAAGAAGCGCATGAAGCGCTTTGCAGAGGGTTACCACACGGAAAGACGCGCAAAAGAGGCGGCTGAACGTGAAAAAGAAGAGGCTTTGCGCATTGCTCAAGCTGTTTTTGAGGAGAATAAACGCCTCAAAGGCTCTGTTAATCAGGGCCAAGCAGCACTTTTGGAGCAGGCAAAGAAGACAATTACTCAGGAAGTTGAAGATGCTAAGCGTATGTACCGCGAAGCATACGAATCTGGAGACTCTGAAAAGCTGGTTGAAGCTCAGGAAGCGCTTACTGCGGCCAAAATTCGTGCTGATAAAGTAAACAATTTCAAGCCAACCCCTTTACAGGTCGAAGAAACTCCTGTACAAATCGCACCACAGCAACAAAAAGCTGCACCCGTTGACGAAAAACTGCTAGCTTGGCAAGACAAAAATCAGTGGTTTGGTCAAAATAAACGGATGACAGCCTATGCCTTGGGTCTGCACGAGGATCTTGTAGCTGAAGGAATTCCTAGTGGAAGCGACGAATACTATAAACGTATCGACGCCGACATGAAAGAAAGATTTTCGGAACAGTTTGGAGCCGATACCAATTCCGTTGAAGCAAAATCTCAACGAGCAAAATCCAACAATGTTGCACCTGCAACGCGAAGCACAGCAGCCAAAAAGGTCGTGTTAACGCAGACACAGGTCAATCTCGCCAAGCGGTTGGGAGTTCCTTTGGAACTTTACGCCCGTAAGGTAGCTGAAGAAATGAGGAAATGAAAATGGAAAAGACCGCACGCGCACCCCGCGAACTTGAAACACGCGAGAAGATGGAGCGTCCCAAGCAGTGGATGCCACCTCAGCTGTTGCCAGACCCCACACCGGAGCCCGGCTATGCTTATCGTTGGATCAGGATTGCGTCATTGGGCAAGGACGACGCCACTAACATTTCCGGCAAACTTCGTGAAGGATGGGAACCTGTAAAAGCTTCCGACCATCCCGAAATCCGCCTGTTTGGATCTAACAATGCTAGATTCCCTGACAGCGTGGAAGTAGGCGGTCTGTTGTTGTGCAAAACCCCAGTTGAGTTTACAGAGCAACGTAATTCGTACTACCGCAATCAAGCGGAAGCGCAAATGAATTCTGTAGATAATACTTACATGCGCGAAAATGACCCGCGGATGCCTATGTTTAAAGAACGTAAGTCCACGGTAACTTTCGGAAAAGGTATTTAAATTTTTTGGAGTCTTAAATGGCATATCCTACCGTTTCAAAGACGTATGGTCTGAAGCCAGTCAACCGACTGGATGGTCTGCCTTACGCCGGAGCGATCCGTCAAATCCCTATTGCAGCTGGCTACGCTACTGCAATTTTGAATGGTGATACTGTTCAAGTGAACACCGATGGTTATTTGGTTGCAAACACCACTTCTAACTCTGGCGACAGCGTTGGTGTGTTGGTTGGCTGCAGCTACACTAACTCTAGCGGTCAATTCACAAATGGTCAGTACTACCCTGCTGCCCAATCTACTTCTACACAATTGGCCTTTGGCTTTGTTGTGGATGATCCCAATGCGGTTTTCCGTGTTGTGGCAACAAGCGGCCAGACTACCGTGCCTACAGCTTTTAGCCGTGCATTGGTTGGTTCTAACGTTGCTCTGTCTGTTAACGTCGGTAGCACCAACACTGGTGACTCCTACTACGGTATCGACGGCGCTTCTGCTGGCACTACTGCAACCCTTCCCGTTCGTGTAATTGACGTGATCCCCGACACTGCCACTGGCAATGCAAACGTGGCCGCGACAACTTATTACGAGTTCTTGGTCAAGTTCAACTTGCACCAGTACACTGACACTACTGGTGTTTAAGGAGTAACTAACCATGGCTATTTCACGCGCACAACTGCTCA